CCTACTGGATGACCTTTGGGAAACTGATACGGTAGATAAGATTTATAATCAAGCGCCGTTCCTTTTGGCTAAATCCATACCAACTTCTTATATGAGAAGTTCAACTATGGGTACGGCTGGACAATGGAGTCTTCTTCTTGCGGCTTGGTCGTATGAACAAGGTCTGGCCATCCCTGATTATGAAAAGAAAAGAGAATTCACTGGTGGGTTATCCCGTCTTTTGGAGACTGGCTTTGCTGAGGATGTGGCTAAGTTGGACTACGCTGGGCTATACCCTAAAAGTACGCTTACGTATAATATCTACCCAGACACCGATATCACAGGTGTATTTAAAGGATTATTGACATATATTGTCGATAACAGGGATAAATACAAATTCTTGGTTGAGGAGTATAAGACTAAGGTGGAGGAGTTGAGCGCCCTTGAACAAACCGATGAGACCAGAGCGTTAATTGAGGAATATTCTAAATTAGCCTCAGACTATGACAAGAAACAATTACCGCTTAAGATTCTTGCTAACTCTTTCTACGGGGCATATGGTGCGCCTTATATATTCCCATGGGGCGATACGATGTGCGCTGAGAAAATCACATGCATGTCTAGACAGAATTTGAGATTGATGGTCAGGTTATTCACAGAGCTATGGAACTTTAGGGGGTTAGTATTGGATACGGACGGCGTGAATTTTGCGATACCGAAAAATGTAAATGATTTTAAATACACCGCACTAGGTTCACATTGGAAGACTGAGAAGAATAAGGGCGTGGAACTGGTTGGTTTGGCGGCATGTTTGGCTCATTTTAATGAAAACTATATGGAAGGTTGGATGGGTCTGGACCTCGATGACATCTGTAAGGCCACAATCAACTTCAAGAGAAAGAACTACGCCAATCTTATCGGCACCAAAGTTAAATTCGTAGGTAATACAATCAAATCAAAATCCCTACCGACATACATTGAGGATTTCTTGGATAAAGGAATAAAGCTCCTGTTGGATGGTAAAGGGTATGAATTCATAACCTATTACCACGAATATATTGAGGATATCTACAACTATAGAATACCTTTGATTAAAATCGCTTCTAAGGCTAGGGTTAAACAGACTATCGAAGAGTACTACGCTGACTGCAAGACCAAGACCAAATCAGGTTCCTTAAAGGCCAGAAAAGCGCATATGGAGCTAATCATACACCACGACACGCAACCAAAATTGGGTGATGTGATTTACTATGTTAACACGGCGGACAGTAAGTCAAAAGGTGACGTCCAAATGGTAACAGATAAGACTACGAAATCACGTAAGGTGGTATTGAATTGTAAAATAATACCACAGGAAGATATTGAGAATAACCCTAATTTCATCTCAGATGAATATAATGTACATAAATATATCGATGCGTTCAACACCCGCATTTCACCGTTATTGGTAGTATTCTCTAAAGAGATTAGAACTAAGATATTGGTTGATATGGTTAAGGATAGAAAAACCAAATCGTATAAATTGAGCGACAAACATTATTTTACAGAATCAGAATGTAAACTGGTCTCAGGACAACCTTTGTCAGAAGACGACCAAGATACCTATGAGGAACTTATGACCATGGAGAATAAGGAAATCCGATTCTGGATGGCGGCTAATGAAACACCAAATAGAATGACGGATGAAGAATGGGATGCGGTTAGAACCGAGTATTTCTCAAATAAAGTAAAAGGTCTGAAAAGAGATTTGGGTAAACTTATAAAAGTATGTGAGACATTGGAATTAGCGCAATTGAATTCAATAATCAATACAGGCAAACTTCCGACTTCCGTATCAGACATCGTTAAACTATCACCTGACGGTCAACTCATGTCTAGAGAATGGGATGAGCCGATAAGCGATATGTCCGTATTATTCCAATATATGGATATGGCTAAATTCAGGAATAAATTCTATACACAGTTTAAAATCACTGGTACCAAGAAATACAATAAGTGGGAGAAGTTCATAGAAACAGCTAAAATACCTGATACGTTTACTTTGGATAACTACGAGAAACTATTGGTAGACCTGTCTGATTACACTATGAAAGAACTGTTAAAAACTGATAACGGTATTTTGTCAACCATAATGAGCAGATACACCAACGGTCCTAAAACACCTACACTGTCAGGTGACGTTATGACCGATGTATTGGTATTCATGTCTGAAGTGGACGTTCTTTAATATACCCAGAATCCTAATGGGTTATATTTAAGAGCCTTATTAAGGTTTTCTGCCTCGTTCGCTGCACGTTCCAGCTGACTTGTGCTGGATAACCTAGTTAACCTCTCATCAAGTCTCTCTAAGATGGCTTTACGTTCATCATTGCCTTCACTAAGTAATGATTCGTAATCCATTGTAGCTTGAGCTTCAGGGGGTCCAATCAGACCACCGAATTTACCTCTGGTTCTACCTAAAGTTCTTTTAGCTTCAGCGAAGAATAATTGACGTATTAAGGTCTTAGTCGGTGCATTGAATTTAGCGTAATCCAATTTTGCCAAAGGTACGTCATTAGGCATTATTATCACGTCAGGATTTTCTAATCTGCATTCTTCCAAGTTATCTGGCGTAGTTTCATAATAATGATACCACACTTGACACCCAGTCATGTTGATACTGCTGCTGGTAGAACCACCGATACCACGACCAAAGGATAGTTTCGAACCTGGTGTTGACATCAAATGCAACAATCTCGTACCATCTGGACCTGCTGTAACTTTATACGTCAATTCACTCCTTAATATTCTATTTTTAAGGTTGAAATCAGATGCTGTTAAGAGTATGTCGTAAGCAGGGGCGATATAATAACCACCTCGTCCAGCCGCATTGAAACCACCACCAGTTGATCCAAGTTGGGCATAACCACCACCGAAACCGTAATCGATACCTGCGTAATTGGCAAGCAGTGCCATATCGGTAGTAGGCGGTGTAATCCACAATACTTCATTAATTTCCCTATTTGCTGGTATTTGGTATACTTGTCTTCCAGACTCTAAGGTAATGTAGTCTTTTTTAAGCTCCCAAGGCCCTCTGGACTGTAATCCCACTTGTTTTGAATAGGCATACGTATATTGGGTAACAAAGTCCTGTGAGCGTACTGATAGCGCAAATGCCATGTCAATTGTATCGACATTTGCACCCAATAATGATTGCCATTGATGTTCAATCAACCATTCAGATACATACATGCTGTAATCCTCAATGGATATCTCCAATAAGGAGCACATTGTCTCATATTCTAGTTCAATATCCCGCAATGGTGCTCCCATTGTGTGACGAAACTGCTGAAACAACTTTTCTTTTTCTTCTAAACTGGCTGGCATATCTATCTGTTTAATAGTAAATATGCCGAGATATCAAATCTAAGATTCAGAAATCAATCTTTTAACAGTTTCAAAACCCTCTTCAATAGTAAAAAACGACCTTTCTGGTACCAATATCTTTTTACCTACTATAACAATAGGTACACTATCAGCATTACTTACCTCCATCAACTTGTTGAACTCTAATTTATTACTAGGTTCATCTATGTCGATTTCCTTATAAGTTATACCTTCATTTGTCATAAGTTCTTTAAACTCGGAACAATAGCCACAACCTTTCATTGTGTAAATTCTAACTGCGTTACTCATCTGTACATTCAATAAATTCTGTTATAATTTCCTCTTCTTTATTTTTAACCCCCAATATCTTATCAATGACACTTTTCTTATATTTTAATGTATACCACATTCTGGTTGTAATTGTGTCTTGAAAAAGTTGATAATATACTGTCACGTTGTTTTTCTGCCCTATGCGGTAAGCGCGATCCTCCGCTTGTTCGTTATTCCCTGTCACCCAATCAAATGAGTTGAATATTACCGTGTCAGCGGCAGTTAGTGTTATACCCACCCCAGCTGACATGATATTGCCAATAAAAACCTTAATATCGCTATTGTTCTGAAAAACATCGACTGATTTCTGTTTATCTTTGCTGTTCATGGAGCCATGATGTGCCACACATCTTCTCCCAAAGTGTTCTTGTAGTGTCAATAGTTCTTCGGAGAAAGACGTGAATATTATAACTTTTCCACCATTTTCTATAATATCCTCCGCCATTTCAATGGTGTGTGGAACCGCTTTTAATGCTATGAACTGCCTTAATAGAATTAGTTCAACCAAATCTCTGTCTGGTGTACCTCTTTTCTTTTCTTCGGCCCGTTTGATTAGATATTCTTCCCATAAGCCTTCATATTCAATGTATTCACTAGCGGATAATTCTTGGTGTGTCGGTACAATTATCTTATCTGGCATATCAATTACCTCGTTTTTCATACGACGCATAAATACGTTCTTAATACGTACTGATAACTCATCCAAATTAGAGCTACCGTCCACCAACCATATTGTTTTGGTTTGACCAGATTTTAATTTACGCGTGATTTTTTTACCGTCACAATAACGTTTAACGTAAAACTGCCAATTATCTGCCAATGGGTGGTCAATAATCTTCAATAGGTTATATAGGTCTTTTGGCCTGTTGGCAACAGGTGTACCTGTTAATAACCAAACATACTCCATTTTAAGTTTTTTAACCAAATCGGCAACGATCATACCTCGTATCGAATCATGGTTCTTAAGATAATGAGCCTCATCGACAATCATCAGATCGAATTGACTGTCCACCATATCGGTTAAAACCACATCTGGTTTAACCCCTCTCTTAACCGCCGTATGGAAATTCTTTAGAATATCATAGTTTATTATGGTGAACTTGGCTGGATTCCATTTTCGACCTGATATTATTGACGTATCATATTCTTGTAGCATATGTATTTCACGCTCCCAATTTATTTTGGTTGAGGACGGGCATATGATAAGTATTTTTTTCGCTCCACTCTCAAGAGCCGCTATAATAGACTGTGTCGTATTATGTGTCACTATACCATGTTCTGTTACATATAATTTATCTGGTGCGTCAACAGCGATACATACCGTTTCGGCCTTACCGACTGGTTCGATATTCTTAATGTATCTGCCCACTTTATATTTTTTAGGGATATTATATCTGTCTGCTTTTCTTTTTAGTCTAAAGGGATTGAAGGATTCGGGTAATTTAATATTTAATCGATACGCTTTTTTACATACTACGACAGTTCCGTCAGGTTTCTTGTATTTACCTATTTTACTTTTTTTTCTAACTATACCACCTAAAGAATGTACAATTTCGGCAACATCATCTGCCAACCTTTCAGAAACTGTACAATATTCGGTACCAATAAAATTACCGTTTTTAGATTTCATACAATGTCCATCTGTATCCATTAACCCTTGCAATATAGCCAATCTTGATTCGATACTCGAATATTTATATATGTCGGGAATAAACTTAGTATCAGAACGACTATGAGCTAAGCCTAGTTGTTTTATCTGATTTTGATAGGTCTTA